GGTATATTAGCAAGGGTTTGCCTAGGTAATGGATAACCCCCTTGACTATCAATATAATCTTCTGTTATATTAAGTATTGTAAAATACCCTGTCGGGTTTGGTATATCTACCAACTGGTCAAAAGTTTTAAGTCGTAAAGTTTCTAATATAGGAGAGTTAAAAATTAAAGGTAAGGTAAGCACAAATAGTAAAAAACTAGCCCATCTCATAAAAAATCTCCATGTTGGTACATAATATTGAAATTATGCAATACTACGCCTGTCCCTACAAGATTCCAAAACTTTAGTATTTTTTCTTCTTCAAAAGCTTTCTTAGAATGTAAAAAACTATATGTTAAAATTTTTCTTGTTATAAGTGTATGTAAAGATGGTTTTTTTGGTAAAAAGGGATTAGCTTCAGTCGCATAGCCACGAACATTAATAGCTTGATGTGTGGTGTAAACATCTAACACATTCCAAACAACATAGTGAATATGATGTATAGGAGATGTGGTTTCTTTAAATGTATATTTATAATCAATGCTAGACATACTAAAGTCTAGTTTAGGTTGTGGTTTCTCTAAGTAAGGTGCTTTAGTAATCTGCCAATATATATCAGGCTTATCCGGAAGATTGCTTGATAGTAATGGAAGAGTTACCGCCACCATTAAGAGTAAGAGTAATTGCTTTGCCATCTTGTATAATTAAAACTGTGTAACTATTACCAGTGTCTAAGTCTAATCTAACTGTATCTTGTACTTGTCGATAAAAAGTTAAGACTGAATCTGTAATAAAAGTATTGACCTGCGTAGTCGCATCAAATCCAAAGGATGTACCTCTGACATCTATATCGCCTCCTGAGAGTTGATTTTGTTCAAGCTCATCGGCTTCTTCAATAATATCTAATAAGTCTTCTAAGAAATTAACATCTAAATAATTAATGTCAAGTTCACTAAATTGTAATTCATCTTGAGCTAAATAATCTGTTTCTAATTCATCAAACTCTAAATAATCTATATCTAAGATATTAGTTGAGCCCTCTGCCTGTTCGCCTTCACTGACAAAATTAGGGTCTTCTTTTGGTGGACTAACGATTAACATATTATCAATAATATCTAAGGTTAAATCTAATATGATAGGAGAAGAAGGAGCAGATTGAAAAAACTCAACAGTTGTCGCTTCATAAGGTTTATTTAAAACAACTTGTCCAGCAGCAGTTGAAACTACAATCTCTCCTGAAGATAAACCATCTGCTTTTGGTAATAAAATTATTAAAGACCGACCTAGTTCATCAACAGTCACAGTAAAGTCTGTGCCTCTAATACCTATTGTTGCACTAGGAGTTTGAATAGAAATGTTTTCTTTGTTTATAGAAGCTAGTTTGCCCGTTATGAATCGAGCTGTGCCACTAGCAAACTTAAGAGCCATCTTAGACTTAGATGGGTCAGGGTCATAGATAAATTCATCTATAACTAATTGTGAATGTTCAGTTAGACGAACTTGAGAGTCATCTAAAAAAGTTATACCGATTCTACCATTAGAAGTTTCGACATTATCAAAACTATTAATAGTAAAGGCGAGAGCAGCAGTAAAGGGGTCTTGCTCCCTTACTACTCTCCCTAATCCTTTAAGTTCTGTTATGCTTCCTATACTAGCAACTTGTACTTGTTCCGCCATCATTTTGAATGATGCAGACAGTACCACTATCGCCAGAAGAAATAATCTTGAGCCAATCACTTGCTAAAGTTGATGCTTGAGTTATATTAAAGTTGCGGCCATTGCCAGTTTGGTCTAAGTAAAAATAACCATTTGCGTAACCACTGCCATCGTATGTTATATTGTTAGCATCGCCATCAACATCTACATAAGATGTAGCCCCATCTATATCTATATCAAAATCAAATATATTACCATCACCATTAACTATCCAGTCTAAATCAAGACTTTCAGCTAAAGAGTTGGTTGCCACATTCAAAGTGAAATCATTACCTGTACCTGTAACATCTACAAAGTAGTCACCATTATCGGCACTAAATGTATTTGTTGGGTCAACTTGAATATTAAATTCATTAGAATCACCATCAAATTCAAAAAATCCATTGAGTGAATCTAAGACTATATCACCTAAAAATTTGTTAGAATCTCCAAGTTGGTTTATGTCAAGTGTCATAGAGCTGCCAATCAAATTTAACGCACTCATTTGACCTGACACAGCATCAAGACCACCAATAATGTTAGAGCTACCTAGTTGTTCAACATCTAAGTTTAATGTAGCACCAACCTGATTGATGTATATTTCATTATCGGCTTTTATTAAAAAAGCTAACAAACCTAATAATAAAAATAATTTATTCATATTTCCAATATCCCCTATCTATTCCGAGTTTTACTATTTCTAGTACACTAGTCTCAATGGCCTTTTGCAAAGCTATTGAAACACTTTCGTTTTGTGCCACTCCTAACTCTATTTCAATTAGTTCAGTTCCCATTTCAATAAATTTAAATACATCTTGAGACAAACCAACTGATAAAATAGTTTTAGAAGTTAGCACTTCCATTAACACTTCACCAGTGCTTACAGAAATTAAACGTAAAGAAACAGTAACTGTATCCTCACGATATTGACGACTAGCACCCACACCTAAGTATCGAGCACCATTACCGCCAGTCTTCAAATTAGTGTCATATGCAACAACACCGCCTTGAACTAATAAACCGGCAAATGTTAAAGGACTAAGCTTTGTATCATCTTCAAAGTCCTGCCGGGTTGTTCTTATAATTTGTCGTTCTTTTGTTAAGTTTTCTAAACCTACACGTTCAACTACTTTAAAAAACTCACCATTTGCTGCATGTTTAAATGCTCTAATTAAAAAAGCATCTGGTGCTTGTGTAATAGCTGAACTAAATAAAGCAAAAGAACTATTACTTTTTCTTTGTCCGGTTAAATCCTGAAAACTATTTGGATAAATAGCAATAATGGGTTTTATATATGCCGGAGGTAAATTTTTTAATTCTTCAGATTGTAATTCCAACAGAGAACTTTCTCTCGTTTGAGAGTAAATAGTGCTCCATTCCTCATCTAATAAAGTGCTGTGTCTTAAATTAGCACAGCTACCAAGAAAAAGAACCGATAGGCACAGTAATTTCCGTAACATTCCCCTCTGCATCTGTAATTTTTAATGTAATCATTGTGCCATCCGCACTGACACTATACTCTATTGTGTTACCCATTAGCTCTAAAATACCTGATGTGCTTGGGTTCTCTCCAAATAAAGCATCAACAAGCTGTCGTGATAACTGTGCATAAATTCTTGACTCTAAATTTCTAATAAATCTTGCTAGAGTTGTATTGTCTGCTTCTCTTTCAAGTTGCTCTTGATAAGCTTTGATTTCTGCTTTTATCGCTTCTTTTCTATTAAACTCTTGATTTTCAATAGTAAGGTAATGAGCAGAAGTCCCAATACCACTAAAGGAAGGCGACTTAAATTTATGTGTAATTTCATCAGCCCATAAAGAACCATTCACACCTAGTAGTGCTAATATAAATATTGTTATTAAAATTTTCATTTCTATAAACTCCTTAATCTTTTCGTTGGTCTTTTTTTCCATCTGCTCTTGCTAATCTATCTACGTCCACAGGCACTCCCATAGCGGTCCGGCACATTGTATCTATTCTTATAATATCGTTATCTATTTGTCTTATCCTATCTATTAAAGCTACTATCATACTATGTTGAGTATCTAGTTTTTTGTGTATGTCAGCTATCAAAGCATTAAATAGTTTATACACCATCCAACCAGCAGCAACTGCAAAAGCTGCAGGAATACCTACAGTTTCTAATATGTCCATCCATTGACTTGAGTTCATTATCTACCTTTAACTAAACTTCCACCAAAGTACATGCCTATAATGGCTGAGACTAAATTAGTATCTAACTGAGTAATTACTAAACCCTCAAAAGTTACCCATTTAAATATTTCGACATCTTTAGTAAAAAAGAAAAACCCCGGTTTAAATTGAGTATAGCCAACAGTGACTAATACATCAGGATAAAATACTGCTACTAATTTAGGGAAAATAACAATAGCAAAAACAGAACTTAAAGCAATGATTCGTCTAGTCCAAGCAAAGCCTTTATCTTTTAATCCATGGTCTCTTGCTTGTTTAGTAGCTTTTAAACCAAACTCACCTCTAGTAATCAAAAGCCTTTCATTTTCAGCTTTAGCTTTTCGACTTTCAGACCAAACACTCATTACTCCACCTAAAATAGTAGAGGCTAACATAGTGATTATTTCAAATGGAAAACCCATTATTCAATCTCTCCTAACATAAACTCTTCCATTTCAGCTTCATAGACAGGTCTATATTCTTCTATCGTATACCAAGGTAAACCAAGATTTGTTCTTACCTTACAATTAACATACCAAGCTTGTTCTAGTTGTTCTTCTGTATATAAGAGCATTAATCAAAAAATTGTACGTTTTCTAAATCTTTTAAATATTTTTCAGGTTTTCCTTCCCCTGATTTATTCCAATTATTTTTCCAATAAATTGCTCTACTTTCTCTTGTTTCTGGAATAGGCTCAGGAAAACTTAATAATATAGCTCTAGATGCAGCCGCACCAATATCAGGCCTATTTAAATCATTAAAAGAAACTTTTGTTAAATCAATATTTTTATTAAGTTTTAAATACTTATTATATTCTCTAATGCTTTTTCCTACATCAGACTCAGGGTTTAATCTTCTTTGTAGTTCTTGAAAAGCTATATCATCTATTTGAAAAACACTTTTTGTTTGTTCTCTAAAAGTATTTTTATCTGTACCAAATTTAGACTCAACGTAAGCTATTTCTTTTAAAAATTTTCTTACATTTTTATCTTGAACTATATTATTTATAGCATTAGTTATTACCTCTTCACCAACAACTTCTTTACCTTCAGCAAAGCCTAGCCTGTCCATCTGTTCATTAATATTTTCTCTCTCTATAGAAGATTTTACAATATCTGATTGAGCTGCATAAGGTAATCCGGTATAAGGGTCAATTCTATTTTCGGGCTCATTTTTTACTGAAGGTACATCCTTTTCAACTTCGCCTCCTTCAAATAAATTCCTTCTTTTAAATTTTCTAAACGTTGGTCTCGTAGATTCTCCTTCTTCTCTCATTAAAAATCTACGTCTTGCTTTATCTCTTTCTCGGAAATATTTTCGTAAAGGTGTGTAAGGTTCTCTCACACCTGTTAAGTCTTCTAAATAATCTCCAGCATACCTATCAATAAGACCTTTTGTACCCACTAAAGGAGCTTTTCTTGCCGCAGTTTCTAGAAACCCTCTATTATAGGCAATACTATTAACAACATCTCCTGCAACTGGTCCTAGTAAACTTGCTCCTGCTACTAGGGGATTAGGAGTATATTCCAAAGCTTGATTATATCTCAAAGCATATTCAAATGGTCCTAATAATCCCACTCTTTGAAAAGCTCTAGTAATATTTGTTTGTATGTCCTTTTCTGCATCCATTTGTGCTCTAACTTCCTCAGAAGCTCTCCAGTAGTTTGTTGCTAAAGCGACACTAGTTGCTAATATAGCAAATCCAGCTATTCTTGGAATATTAGAAAGAGGATTTGTAATAGTGTCTCTAGCAAAATTTTTCAATATAGTGTTACTAAACATAGTTGGATACCTTAAAAATTGAGTAAAAATATCAAATCGAGGACTATTAAAATAAGTTGGTAATTTACCACCCTCCCTAGAAGTTTGCAAAATTACTTGATTAGCAAATCGACCAGCACCTCTAATAAGTTGATTTTTATAAAAATTTGAGTCTAGACTAGCTCCGCTTTTTACCCATCTAACTCCGTCTTCTACATCAATACCTAAATCAAAAAGTTGACTTTTTAAAACTTGCACTCTTTCTAAATCTTTATTTCTAGTAATTTCTTTAAATAAAGGTACATTTTCTATGATTGCTTGAAATCCAGTTTTATTTTTTGATTTATTTATACTATCTACTAAGATTTGTTCTTCATCAAAAATTTTTACACCTTGATTTTGAAGACCTGCTAATTTTTGTAAGTTGTCTCGTATGAGGTCTTTACCAGTTGAAAACGAAGAAAGCTGCACAGTTTTAGTCCAAGGAACTAATAAGTTTAATCTATAAAAACCTCGAGCAGCTTTTCTTAAAAATTTATTTTGTAGTCCTTCTCCAGATAATCTATTAGTTACATCACCCATGGCCTCATCAATACCTATCCAAACTTGAGCCATTTCTTTTCTAACTTGTTCATCAGAAAGTTTGTATTTATCTTTTATAAATCCTGCAGCTTCTTCTTTAAATATTTTATCAGCATTTTTTATACCTTCAAGTGTTCCTTTAACAGCAGAACTAGGTTTAGCCTTTGTAAAAGGTATCATAGCTTCTGTTAGAGAAGAAACAGTTGCTAAAGGTAAATAAGCCATAGCATTAGCTAATTTATAAGTCTCATAAACACCCTGCACAACACCATCAAAATATTCTAGTTGACCTGTAACAGACTTATAGACATCATTTAATCTTTGTTCATCCCTAATACTTAGTCTTTTACCATACTCTTCAAGTTCATCATTTATTTTATTAGTCCAATTTGCTTTAAACCTTTCTAAATTAGAATTTCTGTAAGCTAATAAAGCATCTTGTTCACCAATTTTAGTTGTGCCTGTAACTGATAATCTTGGTGCTCCTTTTAAGAAAGATTCTTCTTGTTGAATAATTCGAGCTGCATTACTATAATAATCTACTGTTACTTCTAATAAGTTATTATTTAAATATTTGTCAAATTTATTATCGTCTAAATTTTTAAATTTTCTAGCTTGAGTAATTAAATTAGAATGTGAGGCATATAATTCATTTTGTTTATTTAACATACCATTAACTACTTCTCTCACATCTTTTTGTTCAACTATATCATTATCAACTAGAGCTTTTTCAAAGCTAGGTCGGTCTTTCTCAATAGCCTCTCTATTCCAAGAACGAGGAAAATAATTTTCAACTTTTTCTATTGGTATCCCAGCTTCAACAGCATCTTCATAAATATTATCAAAAAAAGTTCTTAATAAACTAGCAGATTTTCTTTGTTGGTCTGAAAAGTTGTTATTGTTTGGATTTGCTCCTCTTAATATTTTTAATACAGCTATTTCATCTATGTCAGATAACGTTCCATTAGGTCTAATTGGTGCTAATGCTTCATCAAATTTTAAGAAATAATTACCTTTTCTATTACTTAAATCTTCTATATAACTATATCCTTGTCTTTTTTTACTTAAGGATGTTATGCCTTGTTGAAATGTTTCATCAATTACTTGTCCAAACTTATTAGCAGTATTTGATAACTTAGCAGGTTG